AAAATCACTAGCTTTGTCACCTTCTTCAGTGTAAGGGTAAGAACCACCTTCTTGTGAGATTAAATCTGATATTAATTTAAATTCTTGTTTCATACTATTGTACAGACGTTTATGCACTGCACTTATAATACGACTACCTCTTTCTAATAAAGCTATTGTTGTACCAACTGGCATCTCTTGACTATTTAAATTACCAGTTCCCATATCTGTAGTGCCGACAAACTTTTGAGCCGCCTGAACCACGAAGCCGAGTAGCTGAAACAGTGTACCACTCGGTTCTTGGTAGGGGAGGTTAAAGAATGAATTTTTAAGTTGATCGCCAACAACATCAACATCACGCCATTCTCCAGGACGTAACGGTTCATCATCATTTTTTATTCGTAATCCCCTAGCTTTAAAACCAGATGGCATATTAGCTAGTGTACCTGAGTCAATTAATTGTCTTAAATTAGCTGTCGCCGCTCTTGATAGGTTACCTAACAAATGTATCAAGCCATTCCCGTAAAAACCTAGTCCAGGAGTAAAGATATAGTGTACAAAATACTGTTTTTTGTTTTTAAAAGCATCATTTTCGTCATAATTTCTGTAAATTGACAAAACTTCGCCATTATCAGCGTTAACTGTAACAATATATGGTAATTTTATACCAGTTTCATCGCCTTTTTCGTCTGTATCGGCAAATTTTTCTAAATCAAGGTAACAGTGGCACTCAAAAAGCTGTATTTCTTCATAATCTCCTTGTGCATACACCCCAGTAATTGATTCTTTTGTCTCATCGACGTCATCTCGGTCGGGTTTACTTGATTGTATCTCAATATCTCTGTAAAATTTGTTTACTTGTAGCTTACGAAACTCATTTTCTGACATATTTATGATCTGTGTAACCCTATCTGCTGAGTCAAGATCACTTGCATTATAAGGAACGAGCATATCTTTAGCTTCTACAAACTTACTGACTTGCCTACCAAACTGTGGATCAACATAAACTTTTTTAAATGCACTACCACCGAGTCCCAAGTAGTATAACATTTGGTCAAACTCAGTTTCATATTCTTTCATGGTGTGCATAATTGTGTAATTCATATAATCTTGCACACGTTCTGCTTGTTTTTCTAAATCTGGTGTTGTTGTCCCCATCACTTGTGTGCGTACTGGACCTTTCGCTGGAAGTAATTCTTTATATGCTTGACTTTGGAACTGTGTAACAGCTTCGTTTAACATTGGATGGACTACACCAGTAGCACCATCAAAAGGTTCTGTACGACTTTCATATTTCAAGCCCAGTAAATTTAAACCTTGACTGTATGTATCTAACCATTCTTGCCTAGCATTTTTATCTTCGTCTACTTTTTCTAATACGTAAGCACTGACACCAGCCAACTCATCATCTTCTAATTGTTCTGCAAGGTTTGCCATAAACCCAGTATCTTGTACTTCTTGTTCTGGAGAGCCAAGTTCAACGGACCCATCTTCAAGTTCCGTAATCTCCATTAAATTTGGATCACCCTCTTGTTCTTCCATTTCAAAATCCACTGGCTCATCGTCAAAAACGGGATTGCCAACTAACGTAAGCTCTTTATCAATATTATTATAAGGGTTTTTTGGTTCAGCCATGTCCATCTCCTGAGACAACATAAAACTTGTCTCTCATTAATTGTGCCACAAATTCTCTTGTTTGGCTAGAACTTGGTGGAATGTAGGTTGGGTCTTCTTCTTGCCACATACCGTAGAGCAAATACATTTCATCGTATAATTCTTTAGGTTTAGTATCAACCGTAATATACATTACTTCTTCCTGGACCATCATACTCATATACCTCATCCTCTGGGTGTGTTATAAAACCACCCTCTCTAAATCTTCGTAAGGCTTGTGTTACAGTATCAACAAAGTCATCGTGTTCTCCTGCTGGAAACTTTGCACATTCTTCAATAACTTCTTCAGCCCAACGAGTATCTGGTGACCATACTAACCCAGATTCAAGTAGTGGTGCAACTGAATTTACACGACTAAATTTATCGTTACCTCTACTTGGACTATAATTTTGTATTGGAATGCCCATCTGCCGTAGTTCGTGGGTCAATGGCATACCTGATGCTTTCGCCTCAATCAAGACACATTCTGGTTCCCAATACTTATATTCTTCCATAGCTATTTTACGCAACTCAGGGAAGTCCCATCTGCCACGCCTAGCATCACAAAGAATAATGTTAGGAGGTCCACCTTCCTCTGGGTAAAAAACACCCCATGTTGTAATTGCTGAAAAATCTGCTGTTTCTTTTTTACTAAATGCAGTATCATAACTCTGCATAACGTAACTGAGTGGTGGTATATCTTTTTTAGTCCAAGTTTGCCACCACTCTCTTTTCAATATAGCACTTGTTTCACTGGTAGGGTTTTGTTGCCATTGAGCTTCCCACTTACCTACTGACAATGATGCCTTGACCTTTAACAGTTCTTCTACTTTCCAAAAATTACCCCACATAGCTTTACCGTCTGGCAATATCGCAGGGAACTCAATCACTTCCCACTGGTCAGCTAATATATCTCGTGCTTGTTGTTTTATAAGCTTACCAGTTAAATCGATCTCACTCCAACGTGTCATAACGATAACGATCGCCCCTCCTGGTTGCAATCTTTGGCGAGGACCCGAGGTGTACCACTCATATGCAGATTCCAAAGCTGACGGTGATAACGCATCTTGTTCTGAGTGTGGGTCATCAATTATCATTAAATCTGCACCACGACCAGTTATCGCTCCACCTACTCCAGCCGCGAAATATTCTCCTCCATCATTTGTCTCCCAACGTCCTGCCGCGAGACTGTCGGCACGCAACTTAACATCAGGAAAGACCAGAGAGTAATCGTTACTTGCCATCAAGTTTCTGACTTTACGACCAAACCTAACAGCTAGTTCACCAGTGTGGGTAGCTTGTATAATCTTTAACTTTGGATTCTTGCCCATCAACCAACTCGGCAATAAGTAACTTGCAAACTCAGACTTTGTATGTCTCGGTGGCATGTTTACAATCAAGCGTTTTATTTTGCCAGTTGCCAAATCATTAAATTTTTTTGCCATTATTTTATGGTGCTCGCCTTCTATAAATTCTTGCCATATCACACCGACATACTTCATAAAATCACTACGAGCTTGTTCAGCAGTCGTTAACTGCTTTTGTTTTTCCATCAACTTTAAATAGTGGCGTAATTTTTCTTCAGGTATGTTTAAAGGGGCTTGTGTCATTTTTTACAAAAATTTTTCCATGGACCATGAACCTGATGTTCAATATACACAAAAGGGGGGTCATGTACAAATAATTTTCTGATATGGTATGATTCGTGCGGAACTTGTATAACCTGACGGCTATACACTTATATATTCTCATAAGGGGTTATTTAACATGTTAACTAACGCTAGGCATAAAAAAACCTTGTATGGTTGTAAAACCATACAAGGTAAAAAATATTATTTTATTGGTACTAATGCACCAAAGTTTGTGCCGTAGGTGTGCTTGGCAATATAGCTAAAACTGCCAATTAAAATAGCACTTAAAGCGTTTTGCCTACAACCATTTGCACTGCCACCATTAGCTAAAATGCTACTGCCACTTAATTGGCTTACTGCTTGTATTTGGCTTAATGGTATTGGCTTGGCTTGTTTTGGTATTGTTGTACCATTAACAAACTTTAATGTTGCCTTTGGGCAAGTTACTTTTTTTGGTGCATTTTGTAATGCAGTAACATTAGCACCGTTAACACACGCCCATAAAATAGCACCTGCAACGCTGTTATTGGTTTGTTGTGCCTTTAGCATAGGTTGCCATAAAGTGCCTTTAGCATTAACACCACCAAATAAAGTGTTATTGGCTGTAAAGGCGTTTTTATTAAGCTGTAACGCCCATTTATGCACACCACCATTGGCGTTAATAAATGCCACTAAATTTTGGCATAATTGGTGGGCATTTTTTTGGTTTACTTGCCCTTGTAAACTTTGGTTAAAATTAAACATAGTTTTTACCTTTTGTTTAAGTTAATGCATTATTGCCCTTATTTTATAGCACGGTTTTATTTTAAATGTAAACCCCTATTAAAACTTTTTTTAATTAACATTGTTAACTATTAACATGTTAAGTAATACACTATATTTGTGTGTGTGCGTGTACGAGCGTGAGCGTGTGCGAGGCTACCCTGAATGAAACACACACCCACCATATCATCCATCCATCTTACCCCATCATAATTAGTGCAATACACAGAACTACTATCCATATCAACATTTGGTTACTCCTTATAAATTATTAACTATGCTTATACAGTAAACCGTGATTTAAGTTGAACAATACAAAGATACTCGCGATTTGAATCAAATTGATTCTTTTGCCAGTGCCAAAAAGAAAGAGGGCTGATGCCCCCTTACTCTTATTGCAGGATTTGTTTTCCATCTATCCCAAATACTTGCTTCGTGTAAAAGTGTCCATCGCGATAGATGTTGTACTCCATCGTGTTGGTGTCTGGTTTACCAAAGTCTCTGTAAAAGTCCACAAAACCTTTGACGTCCTCCCAAACAAATTTTTGTGCCTCTTTAAAATTATCAAAGCTCGCGGCATCTCGCATGTAAGCATATATGTATTGTCCTGGCTTTAGTGGACCTCTGCACACTATGTAATTTTCTTTCTTCATGGTTACTCCTTATTAATATTTAATTATGCTTTTATAATAAGG